TCATTGAGCTTGAGAGCTTGTATATCTACCTCATTGAGGTCAAACATAGCTATCAACATCTTGCCTACGTTTATCTGATTGACAGTCCTCCTCCAATATAGGTTATAAAGGTTGTTTGCTGTCAGAGTTTCTACCTCATAGAAGTAGTAATCATTAGTACCAAAGTTAATATCAAAGGTAGGATACAATGGATCATTGAAGTGACCAAGCATAGGATAGTCAGTTAAGCCTATCTCTCCTGTTGTGCCAAAGTCTATTATGTCATAAGGTTGGCATGTACCTAAGCCTCCATCATATAAGATACGGATGTTAGTATTAGGTGCAGCTCCATTTATTGCAGGAACATAAGCTCCAAACAATGTCTTAGTCACAGGGGTGGGTGAGAACAGTAACTCTTGAGTCTCTACATCCTTGACATACTCATTGTCAAAGGTGTACTCAATCTGTCCATATATCTCTCCTGTTGCTTGAGTGTATAGTACATTATGTGTATCCTCATCAGGTGCATAGGTGAGTTTCAGTTTCTTCTTAGTCACATCAGGAAGGAACATTAACTCTTGAGCTCTATCCTTAGCTAACTTCTCACTCCAATCCTTCTCTGCTCCTGAGTCATAGTACTCATCTCGATGTCTTAGTATTAGGTTATACGGGTTATCAATATCCTGCTCAACATATAAGTTGTACATCTGAAATATTGACTTAACAAAATCAGATTGCTTAATCTCAACAGGTACATACTGATTCACAATCAGAGTACTTCCTGTAGTCTGCACGTTGTTACTTGGCAATATCACCATGTTGATGGATGCTAAGTCAAGCACAACATTAACATCAACAAGAGTGAATCCTCCACCTGTTGCTATCCAATAGTTGTCTGTTGTAGGTATGCCAGGGAATGAGCCATTGTCATAGGTCTGAAATACATCAACTCCTATAGATAATATTTGTATATCTCCTGCACTGATATATGGCCCAAGTCCATTAGTGATACCTACAAGAGATATTGTCTCAGCAAAGGTCAAGATAGTAGTGTTGCCTGTTGGTAATGGTGATGCTGTAGGATAGTCTACTGTCACACTTGATATGCCATACACTTTAATGTTACCATAGCCTTGCACAAACACTTGAGCAAAAACTCTGTACTTGTTCTTAACATCAGTACCTCCCACATGAGCAAGCTCAGCATTCCCTCCACTGTTATTGTCAAGGATGATACTACCTCCTATCTGTAGATCATAGTTATATGTCTCAGCTGTGAAGCCATTAGTCGTGTTGAACGGTGAGCTGTACTCTCCATTGACAGGATTAAACAATGATTGTGCATCAAGCACCTCTGTCCATCCTGAGTCAATGTTCTCCTGGAAGGTTGCGTTAACTCCTGTAGGTTGAACATAGCTTGTTATCCATGTGTTAGTTGCATCAACCCTATAGTCATCATAGTTCTGATTATTAACATCACCATTATAAGGTATCAACAGCTTATCGAAGTGGGCATCTGTTAATCCTGCCCATGTATAAGTGAATCCTGCTGTTGCAAATATCCTATCAAAGTAAGTCTTTGCATAGATGGCAGGCTTGAACTCATTAGCTTGATAGATATTAGTACCTGTGCAATCTGGCATCACGTACTTATACCCATCTGTCACTGTGTTAAGAAATGAAGCCACTATATCAGTAGATGAGAACGCATGGTTCAAGTCTGAGAAATCTAAGTCAGTCAAGTTCACATTAGTGATGGCAGAGAAGAACTCAGCTCTACTATCCTTAATCAATACAGTATAGTTAACCTCATCCTCATAGCTGTGATTGTTCTGCACCTTGTTAACACTTACCAACTGCAAGAGTGCATCATCTAAGATAGGTATCCCATCCTGGATGACTTGACACTTAGTCAAGGTGTTGATGTTAAATGTACCTGCTTGGATATTCACATCATAATAATGTCCTAACAGCTCATGATTGTTCTTAGTTCCCTCAAGCACAATGGTTTTGGAGAAAGTTCCTTTGCGAGATGTTAAATCTCTAATGTCACCAATGTTAAATGTTATCGGAAAATTAGTCTTCTCAGATACATCTAAGACTCCTGTCTCAAGTACTATCTTAACCATTGATTATGTCGTTATTAGATAACCTTACTTGTATTGACTGCTTTATTAGGTTGTTGTTGCGTTGCTTATATACCTCAAAGTTTGTGTTAAGTACATTACAGCTCACATACTCAGTTGACTCAGGGATATGTATGATACATCCACTCTCATCATATAGGTTATCTAAGTCCTCAGTGATTCTATAGATTACGTTCTTAACATAAGTCTGAGGAGATGTTAATAACTGTTGGAAGTAGTTAGCCTCAGCCTCACTCATCCAATTAGTATTTAAGTCATAGGTCTTAGTTACCTGAGTATTAAAGTTAGTCTGACCTTGTTCCCATGTGTTATACTTCCACTGTGATGAGCTAACATATCCAGGAACATCCTTGTTGTATGTTTCTCTCTTGATAGTTCCCTTCTCATAACTCTTAAGCTGAAATGCAAAGCTACTCCATGAGCCCATACGGTCAAGGAATAAGATATGACTCTCAGAGATTAATGTCCTTGTATCTATGTTGATACGGTAAGTTGCTGACTTAGCTGTTGGAGCGATAGCTCCATCATAGTAGGTCACAGTGTACCACTTAGTGTCCTGCTTGACAAGTGGAGCTGTGCCACTCACTAAGGTAAGTGAGCCATAGTTGTTAGGCCCAACTGCCACACCCTTGATATAGTCACCTCCTGATATGCTCTTATAGAACACATCGCCATCATCATTAGTGAAGTACACTCTCTCATTGAGTTGCAATCCGTTATCCTTAAGGTTGAGCCATAAGTCCTGCCCTAATGTACAGCTAAATGTGAATGGTTGGTCAGTGAGCCACAATCCAGATGTGTTATCAAGTGTGTAGTCAGTCTGATCATAGAATGGCATATCTATCCAAGGAATAGCTCCATTGAATACATACTTGTCTATGGTGCTAATCTCATTAAGGTTAATATCCTTCCTATTGTCAGCATACTTGATACTTCCATTGATAGTCGCATCAGTCACCTCTGACCATAGAGCATTGATGGTGAAGTTAGTTGTGCCTGTGATTGAAATCACTGTATGCAATCCTTCTACTCCTGGATTAGCCACACCTAAGTCTGCCTGTGTTATGTTGAGCTGATCACCAACTTGAAAGGCATGCGTTGCTGTGATACGAACATTGCCTCCATTGTTCACCAATGAAGCTGTGTAAGATAATGTGTAGATATACTCCTCACCTATCTTAACATCATACTTGTAATATGAGTTAGCCGCATCATAAAAGGTTGTGATTGTGGGATTGAAGTCATAGCTCACCATGTTGCTCAAGAGCTTACTCAAGTCCTGCTCCCCATATCCTGTGCCATAGGTTGGTAATGCCTTGTAGTATCCTATCCTATTAGCTGTGCCTGATTCAAATATCTCAAAGATATATCGGAAGCCATCCAGGTTCTTATTGGTGGAGTCAGTTATGAACTTGCACTCATTGTAAGCAGGAGTGAAATCTTGAGGTTCTGCTATGATTGTCATTGCCATACCTATATTGTATTTCAGTTGGCATCCTGTTAGAAGGACATATATGAGTCATCTGTAAAGTATTCCTCCTTGATATGAGTGGCAGCATATCGGATGGCATCCATTGCATCATCCCAAAGTTTGACAGGCTCATCAGTGATCGTATCACCTATTTTTTTCCACTTGTAATTTTCATACTCCTTTTTAAGTTGAGGATGATCCTCGCAGAATATACCAAAGGACTTGATGTTGTTGATACCTTGCTTGACTACCTTGTTGGCATTTTCAATGTAGTATCCTGCCCTGTCTATTTCAGCAATGATCTCTGGTCGTGAATAATCAGCAAGGATGTTGACACTCTTCTCAATGCCTAACTGATCCATGCGTGCTATTAAGTCAGTTGTGGTTAAGTAACTTTCATAGATTACAGGTTCAATGTATAGATCCTTATCTCTCCAGTATACCCTAACCAATGCAGTGGGGTGATTGTATCCAAAGTCAAGGCCATAGACAAAGGATGTGAACTTAGCAGGCCTGTGCTTGACAAATGTCCAATTGGAGTAGATGTTACTCTTGGATATGGCTTTCTCACCTAAGGCATAGATTTGATACTGAGCCTCATCAGTTCGTTTCAAGTCCTCAATCTGTTTCTTAATAGACTCAGGCAGAAATGGGTTGTCCTTGTAGGTTGACTTGATTAGTATGCTCTCATCTGCAGGTAACTCATACAGCCATGAGTTGCTCTCAGATGGGTTGTAATCAAAGATTAGTTTGCCCTCTGTTCTCATGTTCAACTGAGTGAAGTCATCATAGTATAACTCATTAGCCTCATTGCACCATGCCAGGTCTCTCTTCCTACCTCTTATCTTTTGCTCATCATCCACTGAAAAGAACTCAACTATAGATCCATTGTCAAATGAATAGATATGCTCACTCTTGTTATGCTTGTTAACATCGTATATATCAAGGCTCTTCATGATCTCAAGGAAGTCTCTCATCACTGTGGCTCTCAATGCCGGGAATGTTTTACGTATGATACTCACTACTTTGTTTCTGTTCTGTAAGCAGTAAACTATGACCAACTGGCAAAGTGAGTAGGTCTTAGAACTCCTTGAGCCGCCCTCATTGATTATAAACCTTTGCTCTGAATTGAGAGCATTGAAGTTCTTTTCAAATATGACTGTGCTATTAATCTCCATTTTTTAGGCAATAGTTAAGCTATAACACTATATTTAGTATTATGACAATTAACCTATCTTACTATATATATATTAAGTAGGCTTTATAATATTAACCTTAACCTCATTGATAGCTTGACCTTGAGTGGTTGTATCTACCCTTTCAGTTAGGTTGTTTAGTCGCTGAGTGATTGAGGCATTGTACTGACCTGCCATCCCTCCCTCGATCTGATCTTGTCTGATTGCTTCCTCTATGCATGTACAGATTGTGGCATACGCTGAATATCTCCCATCCTTATTAGAAAAATAATCAGTCACTGTATTACCTCTTTCAGCAGCAAAGCATCTGAATCCTACTTGAGTCAATGGTCTCTCAAGAGGTACAGGAGTTGCCTCACCTGTTTTAGTTGAAAGTGAATATTGATATCTTGGGTTTGACTTGCACCAATCCCTGTAGGCTTCAAATAGCTCCCACATCTTTTCAGGTGTCTCTATGTATTTATGCTTGGGCATCACCTTTAGGTTTACGTTTCTTCTTAGGCTTAGGAGCGTTCTCAGCTGGGATAGGTGGCTCAACTGCCTCATATTTGATAACTGTAGGCACTTCCTCGAATAGGTAAGATAGTCCAATAGATTGGTAGTACTTCACCTTGCTCATATCAATCTTAGCCACCACAATAGAACGTTGTCCTAAGATGCGATCATACACTCTGACAGTTTTGTCAATGTATTCTGTTTTAATTTTAAAGTTGCTCATATTCTTTAACTATTATAAATACTAAATATAGTGCTAAGGTAATGCTTGATAACTTAAATAGCAAATATGTGTTTTCATTCCACAGTGCCATCACTACTCCAAAGGCCATTATGTAAGTCATTAAGCCTAAAAAATCAGCATTCCTCATACCTATATTGTATTTGATTAATATTTTCTTTAATTTCTTTTATCAGGAAGTAGGCAGATGTACTGTTAATGTTAAAATATTTAGCGAGTGCAGTCTGAGTTGAGTGACCTTTGTCATAGTATGCTTCAAATACTATCTTTTTTATCCTGTCTTTTTGCTCTGTTCTGTATATTTCAACAAGAGCCTTTTTAAAGTTGTACCTATCTTCTATCTCAATCTTATGTTCAAGGTCAGCAGTGTCATCAATGACATCCATTGTGTACTCTTGAGACCTGTACAAATCCTGTTTCTTAGTCTTAGAGCCTTGAGTCCAAATAAGATCACACTTAATAGTGTTTAATAGATAGCTCTTAGCCTTGTCCTCTGTCATATCTTGAGCATTGAGTCCTGCACAGTGTAGGTAAGCATTGTTAATAACTGCATCTGCATCTATTGAGGTTGGTATATTGAGCACATCTAAGAAATGTCGAGTGTACTTGAGCACCTCAAGGTAGTTGTGAGAGAGATATCTATCCAAGTGCTCCTTCATACCATTGAGTGAAGTCTTTGAGCCATACCTTCCTGCGTACTGATGCACAGAAACACTCCTTATCTCTTTGTCCTGTGACTCTATTTTTAACTTGTTGTAGTTGTATAAGGCTTCTCTTAGTGAGCACCTTCTCCTCAGGTTGATTGAGGATGGTGTCTATGAGTTGTATATCAGTTTGTTCAAGCATACAGCTGTGAGTGATGTGGCACAAGCCACAGTGAATGATTGTGAGTATGCCCAAGTCCCCCAGAAGCTGAGACACTTCCAACAGCCAAGTGAAGTATGTAGCCAATCTGGGAGGTTGAGCTTGTTATCTATATAGTTCTGTAATGGTTCAAAGTGAGTGAACCACCAGGAGATTACTAATGGAGTTAAATATCCTATCATGGTGCTAAGATAATAAAAGTTATTAACATGACAAAGGAGAGCTGTTACACTCTCCTCTCTGGTCATTTCATCAAGTATTTAAACACCTTATCATAGAACTTACCTGTTACCTCATTGCCATGCATGAAACGGTACATTTGAAACTTATCCACTCCAACATCCTCTGCTAAATGTACTATCTTGTATCTCCTTGATAGCTTATCAAACAACTCTGCTCTGATTGAGTCAGTGAGCGTCTCACCATCTTTGATGTAGACTGTCTTAGAACGGCAGGTCATCGTCTAATTCTATTGGTTGTGTACTTGGCTGTGATGGCTTAGATCCTGTTACCTCAATTTTCCATGCATCAAGAGCATTATAATACCTCCCATTGAACTCCCTGCCTCTCACATTGTATGATACTTCCACTTGCTGACCTACACCCAATGACTCTAATACAGCCATCTTATCGTTGACTGTTTGGAACAGTATATCCTGTGGATACTTGGCATCCGGTGTTGTTACCACAAACTCTCTCACTGAGAACTTGTCACTGATTACCTTGATTGGGTTAATGAGCTTGATAGCTCCTTTGATTGTTGATTCTGACATTGTTATTGTATTATACTACTCTCTCAGGGAACGCTATCTCTGGAGTAGTTTGGTTAATAATCTCATCAGCTACTATGTTAGCATAAGCAACTGCAATCTCATGGTCTGAGCTGTATATTTGATGTTCAGCATCCATACCGTTTCTAATTTGTTCCATTCTTACAGGATTTGTAAGGAATGCAGCCACTAACTGAGTGACTATTTGTGTTCTTGTTTCCATTATTTATTATTTAATTCATTTACATATTGAGCATAATATTCAGAGCAGTGGATCAACCGTTCCTTAATCTGCTCCTCAAGTACCTGGTCTCTCTCATATCTCACTACTGTGATACGCTTAGCTGGGTCAATGTGATCAACTCTATGGATGGATAGGTTATCCCACTCAGTCAGTAGCTCATCAGGTGTGGTGTACATGGTGTAGACTAACTCAAAGGCTGGCTTATCATACAGCCACATGTAAGCCCTACCTTGCCATTCGTATCCACTTGCATCACCTTCTGATGGTGTAGCAGGGAAGGTTTCTAATGACCAGGAGCTCTTTATGTCAATGATACTGTCATCTGTTATGATGTCACAGCACCCAGTCATGTACTCATTAGAGAGTCTGAGCTCGTTCTTACTGTATTGAGTGAACCGTACTGAGTTCAGTAGGTCAATGCCGTTCTGCTCCCAGTCAGTGCCCTTGATCATTGGCTTGGTCTTAATATCTGAGCTGTATCCAAAAAAGTCCTGTTTAGCAATTTTTCTAATCTCAGACTTAGTAGTCTCAGATAGTACCTCTGACTTACTCCTTGAGTTGGTCATTAGGTTTCCCAGTTGTGATGCTCTCCACTTCATAGTCTTGCCTCCTGTTCTTTAGTAAGTGAGAACTGCTCTCTCAACTTCTTAATTGAGTAAGTGCCTTTCTCCATAGCAGCAAGTGCATCTGTAAGTCGCTCATCAGAGATAGGTGGCTTGGTTGGTGTTGACTTACTTGCAGATGCACCATCATCATCGACTGCCTGCAATGAGAGAGCACTTTGAAGAGTGTAACGTCTGTAGTAAGTGATAGCACTACCCATGTTTTGAGGATTAACTCCTTGAGGTAAATCCATACATGACTCAAGCATATCTCCTGAGTCAATGTCAATGATCTGAGTGCAAACACTATTACCTTGAATAGGTTGAAGCAACAGCAAGCCGTTCTCAAGAAGTACAGGTTCGACCTCTGCCATGATAGCATTGAGATCAGCATACTTTGAATGATGACTTTGTGCATTCTTAACTACCTTACCGATTGCTAATTTTGCCTTGTGTAGCTTTTGATGCAAGGATAGAACCTCTATCTCTTGCGCTTCTCTGATCTTGTCAGAGGTGTTCTTTAATTCTTCCATACTGTTTTTATTTATTGCATCAAAGTTAATAAAAGATTGCATAAGTACAAAATAAAAGTTATTAACAGTTATCTGTTGATTCGTTGTTAATCCCCTTCACAGGGTGTTTATATTTCTTCCTAAGATGTTTCAATTTTACTTTGAACTTTGGGAATTTTAATTTGATTCTCATAACTTCTCTATTTCGTATTTTACTTCTAAATAATAATCAATTAAATCATGACACACTATTACACAACTTATCTTATTTAAGACTTCTAATTTCTCATCTAATGCAATCAATGCGCATCGTTTTGCTATTCCAGTGCATAGTATTTCATCACCGCATTGTGTATCTTCAGACCATAACACAAATTTATAAGTATCTACTAACTCTATTGCCTTATCTTTTGCACTCATATCCCTAATGTAAATTGTTCATACCACTCAACAAAACTATCAAAGTCTCTCACAATGATATACACACCTCCTGCTCTCTCAATGGATGCTTGATACTGTTTCTGTACATCTGACTGTCTATCCTTACCATACTTAATCTCAATCTTAACTGACCTACCTCTAATAGTTGCTGATATATCTGCAGTTCCTTTGGTTGACTGTCCAGGTGTCCATTTGCCAGGTAACTGCTTATGGTAAGCAAGTTCACCTGTTCCCACTTGTATCTTTGCTCCTTCCCTGTACTGACCCTGTGAAGAGATTCGTTCAGCTTGACCTCCCATGAACTGTATCCATGCAATGACACACTTTGTCAAAGCATTGGCAGAGTTATCCTTCCAATCAGTTTTTGGGATATATGACTCAGGCATGTTAGGATACTTCTGTTTCAACTGCTCCATCATTAGAGCATTGAGTTTGTCTTTGTTACTTCGTTTCATTTTTTATGTATTCTATTATGGTGACAATTATAACATACTGACATTAGTTCAAACATCAATTCATTCCTCCAGTTAGCATAAGTAATATGATGTACTTCTGTTGCCTTAGCTTCTAAACATCCTTGGCAAAGATAGTTATCTCTTTTAAGAACTTTTTGTCTTATGTTCTGCCATTGTGATGTATGTAAATATTCAGAATGTTCTTTAAACCATTCTATTTGTTTTTGTTCATGTTCTTTATTTTTTTCTTTTTGAATTAAAATTTTATTTTTTTCATGTTCTTCATTTATTTTATCCATTTCTGGTTTTTTATACTCTGAATAAAATCTTTCCCATGTAGGACCAGAATTCTCTAAATATTCATCATACTTTGATATTTTATTATTTTGTATTTTTTCTTTTAGGTTTACAACTTCAGAATGCTTAAATATACCTTTTGGATGTTTTTTTCCACAAGTACTACATTGTCTATATAATGTAATTCTTCCTGTTTCACCTATTTTATATACATACTCATACCAATGCTCACCGCAATTTATTGAATACCATTCATCTGACCATTCATCGTAAGTCTTTAAAGTACTGTAATCTGGAAAATAACTCATAATTTTAAATTTAAAAGGGTACATGTTTAATAGGTGTAAAATCATCTTCTGGCTCTTCTTCTGGCTCTTCTTCTGGTGCATTGATTATGAACTTACCAACACCACCAGAGTATGCTGTTTCAAGTTCAAAGCTATGATATTCACAGTATTTTTTAAGGTTTCGAGTCACTAAGTTTTGTGATATGTTTCTTTTACGTAACTCTGGAAAGCCATCCATTAGATCATCATAAGTCATTTTAATACTCAGATGTTCATTCTTTTTAAGGCCTCCAAAAAAGATATTCATCTCTTGGCCTATTATGTCAATCAATTTTCTGTAGTCAAGATTCTTTAATGGCATATCAATAAGGCCCATCTCAAGATAAATACTGATGCAGTTCATCATGTAGTTATCAAAGCAGGCCCATTCATCTTGTGACCACTCATTAAATAACTCATGGCCAAATTCCATTATCGGAGTATGTTTATCACTAAAATAACTACTCATCTCCACCTCATACTTCCTGGCATTGAATGAGGCACTATCTCCCTGGATGGTGTAGTTGGTTGTGATTATTACTTTTGGAGACTCAGTAACATCTAACTTAATGCTGTCCTTTCCTTTATATTCTATAGTAATACCCTCTGTAATTACACTAAATAAATTCTCAAAATTGAATGATTTTTTAACATCATCAAACACTAACACTTGGCAGTCAGTTGATACACTCTGATAAGGGAAGGACTTGGCAAAATCAAAGGTTTTACCATCCAAAGACTGCACCTTTCTAAGTTGTTTCAAAGCATTCCAAAAAAGACCTTTCCCTGAACGTCCGTTTGGATTCTCACTTATCACCTCATCATTGAATATGATAGCTTTGTTGTTTGAGTTAGTCTTGAAGGAGTGAAGGAGATATCCAATTACAGTCTGAAATGCTTTGTATTTTTCTCTATTTTGACCAGCAATCTTCCAAATGAATGTTCTATATTCTGACTTATGGTGATCAGTTGGATAGTAGTCTCTGTTAATCACCTGGTCTCTCCACACTCCAGTGTTTAAATCTGAGTAGCTAATTATTTCACGTTTCTCTTTTGTCACTTTGACTATGCAGTTACGATAAAATAAGTAACACTCATCCTTAGTATCCTTCAACACCTCAATAGGTTTTGATTTTAGAAGGCTCAAGTAGTCTCTTTTAAAGAATTTCAAGTTACCAGTCATAAGATTAAATACACCCTCATCACATTGGTTGCGTTCTATCCAGTCAATCACATAGTCTTTTATGTCCTTCTCATAGACAATCTTCATAAAGATACCTTGCTTTTGTATGAAGTCAAAAGTACTGCCTTCATTTGGGGAGTTTTTAAAGAAGTCATTTGACTCAAGAAACTCCTTAAACCGTTTATTGTTAAGTGAGTAATTACCTTTCTCATTCTTACTCCAAAACTCCTCATTGTCAACCATGTTGAACTTTTTACGAAGCTCATCCTTGGCTCTCTTCCAATCACCATCATACTTTAACTCAGTTAGTATGTTAAATGGTGAGTAGGCCTGCTTTGCTGTAAATGGTTTACAAGATAGATCCTCTGAGAATATGTAGAACATACCAGTGTAATGTCCAAAAGTAGCTGAGAAACCATCTTTTATATCCTTGTTTGGCCTAGTCCAATACTCAACGTCATCGTTCCTGGTCTCACAATACTGCCATCCAACTTTTGCAAGTAATTCTTTGGCCTCATTTTGAAACTCAAGATTGTACTTTCCATCTGGAGTAGTATCCTTCCAGGTGTCGGCCCACTTTTTATTAGAGTCAGATGTTTTTGATCTTGAAACAATCTCTTTGTACTGGTTGAATGAGTGTGCAAATTCTTTAATTACTTGCATCTCATCAGCTGATTCCAATGGAGTAAGTTTAATATACTCTGGTCCTTTGATGTGAGTATATCCAATACTTGGCCAGCAAGCAGCGTACTGTCCATTGCCTCTAATCTCAATCATTACTGACTTAGTCTGCCAGTATGCAAAGCATTCACCAGTCAACACCTCATCTCTGTAGATGAAGTAGATATGATATCCACCTCCAGCTGTTGAATAAATGGATAGTTTTCCCTGGCTTAATAAATCTTGAATATATGATAATGAAATGTAACTATTGTAGATGTCATCAATAGGCTCACCATTGTGCTTATCAAAGTCCAGGCAGTAAAATCCATCAGATACTTTGCCGCAAGCTATACCTATCTTTTGAGCCTTCTCAAATAATTTAGGTATGTCATTTTCATTTACTAAATCATATAAGTAGTTGTGGCCTTTATCCAGGAGAGGGGCCTTGTTGTCTCTTAATGGTAAAGGTTGGAGCCCTTCCATTAGTAAATCATAAGCATAATCAGTTAAATTCATAATTTTAAGCATAAAAAAACCCCCTAAATCCTTTGGGGTCTGACTTCCAAATTCATTAAGAGGTTTAGTAACTTCTTTAGGTTCTATTTTGTCAGACCGAACCGTTCACAAATATAAGCATTATTTTAATATCAAACACTCAGAAAAAAAGAAATATTTAAAAACAGAATATTTCGGAAATATTTCGGAGATAACTACTTGATTGTTAAGTGGTTTAGTGCTGTTTGTAAAAATAGAAACTTTTTTTTCAGAAAAAAAAAATCTGTTTTGGTAGTATGTTCATAGAGCGTATAGGGGGTAAAATTTTTTCTATTTTGACAAACACCTATAAATCAATACTTTAACCCGTAAAAATTAGAAAAGTAAAATATTTCAAAAAATAAATATTTCGGAATAAGGCACAAAAAAACCCTTCCAGCAGTGCCAGAAGGGTCAAACAAGTAATAAATCAAAACAGTATGCACTACAAATTTAATTCTTTATATAGATTATTTTTCAATCTGAACTTGATTTTTTTCAACATATCAAATGAGTAACAGTTCTTAATGTCCTCAATGAGGTCATACTGAGGAGATAACTGCTCAAATTTAAGCCTCTCCATCTCAATGCATTCATAGTAGATGTGATCATTCATTTCAGTAAACATCTTGTGAGTCTTAATGCCATGAATAATGCTTACATGGTCTTTATCAAAGATATCACCGATTTGTTTATAAGTCATCCCTTGAAGTCTGAGAAGGTTATAGAAGTAATATCTCTTGTAGACTAATGGTCTATATCTATCTCTGGCATCAAGTTTATGCTCCTTAATATATTGTATTATTTCTTCCATATCTTTCCTGTTACTATCATTAATAATCCTACTACTAACAGGAGTAGTGCCATCTTTGCTTCCTCAGCCATTGGTCACCTCCTCTACTTTATAACCATTTTCAATAAACCATTCTAATGTATCCGGCATATCATCTGGATAGTTGTAATCTTGCAGGCATCCATTATCATCAAGGTAGCAATACCACCAAAATCCTAACTCTTCCTCCATGGCATCCTCAAGCCATACTCTGTATTTTTTCATTCTATTCTGATTTAAAGGTTTCTTTTTTTTAATACATAAAATCCATTATGCTCTAAGCTATATCCAAATTCTAAATTATTTTCAATAAGGAAATCCATAACTTTTTGTTTTTCTTCTGT